AATGGTATCTGGCGCTGCTACTGGCGACCTGAACGCACAAAGCACTAAGTGTTCTTTCGTTCTGAAGCCAGGTGTTGTTGCTTCTGCTGCCATGCCTGTCCCAACTCCTGTTGAAGTAGACCGCAATGCGGCTTCTTACACTGGTGGTGGTTCGACTAACGTATGGTACCGTTGGGGCTATGCAATGCACCCAATGGGTTACGACTGGGCTGGCGCAACTAGCGCGTTCGCAACTAATGCTAACTTTGCAGCCGCTGCTTCGTACGCTCGTAAAATGGACGCATTGAACTTGGGCATCCTGCCTATCTTCCACGCTTAATATAATAGGAGCGAACTAATGGCATTAACGCTAAACACAAACAGTTATGTGTCAGTTGATGGTGCGGATACGTATCTTGAGACTCGCATAGACAGTGCAAATTGGTTTGATGCTACAGACGAAATCAAAGAACAGGCACTTGTCACTGCTAACTCGTTAGTAGATGACAGGGCTTGGATTGGTTATGCTGTTAGTTCCTCCCAAGCTCTGGCTTGGCCTCGCAAGAACGCTATCTATTACTCAAACCGTCTTGGTTTGCAAGTAACCGTAGCGGATACTGTGGTGCCGGACGAAGTTAAAGTTGCTGTTTATGAACAGGCTTTGCACCTAGTCAACAACGAAGACCTACTCACAGGAAGCACTCAAACTTACGAGAGCATTACTGTTGGTTCAATCAGTGTATCCGACTCCAATGGGGATGTATCACGCATTTCTAAAACCCCTGCGCTTGTCACTAATAGACTAAAAGACCTAGTTCGGTCTGGTCAAAATAGTGGCGGTCAAGGCGGTTCATGGTGGAGGATGAACTGATGTCATTAAGAGCTAAACTCAAGAGCGCAGTAGACAAAGCGTTTACTGCTGCTGGAGACTTAGTTGTTAGCGGCAAACTGTCAACAAAGACTGTAACAGGCTATGACTTCAGTACAGGACAAAACTCCTCTACTTCCAAATCGATAACAGTTAAAGTAATCCTTGAAACAACACGCCGCGCTGGTAGTGAAAGTTTTAAGACAACTGCTATGATGAAGTCCGGACAGGCTGTTACTTTGTACGACACGCTTACTATCGGTAAAGAAGTGTACAACATTATTGATTTCTCAGATGATGACTTTGTCATATCTCTTAACTTGAGCAAGGAGAAAATATAGTGTATAATAAAATTATTACTGATATCGAAGCGGTTTTTGCCTCTTCAACTTGGACTACGCACAACATTGTTACTTTGCCTGACAACTATATGGGCAAGATAGGGAATGTTACTGAGTATGTTCAACTTAAAGTAATGCCAACAACAGGTGAGACTGTAGGTTACGATGCTTACAAAGAGCAAAAAGGACTAGTCGCAGTTAAAATATTTGTAAAAGCAGGAGAAGGACAAAGAAGAGTTATGGCTATTGCCGAATTCCTCAACAATCTTTTGCAGCATAAACATCTAACTAATGGCACAGAACTTGGAGCGTCCTATTTATCAATAGAAGGGCTTGACCCTGCTAACAGTTCACTCTATAGTGCATCATACATAATTCCATTTACCAAATACGGAGAATAATTAAAATGGCTCATATTTCTGACCTTCGGGCGGGTATCTTTACCTATCTCGACATTAACACAGTAGCACCACTGGCGGCTACCGACACTGCAGCTGAATACGCTGCGTTGTTTGTAGGCTCGACTCCTGGAACTGCTAACACTGCCGATGGCGACACCACTGGTGTTGCTGGGCATTACCGTATGCCTTCTGTTCGGGAATTCCCTTCAGTTGGTACACCTGCTAACATCGTTAACGTCCCTGTATACGGTCAAAAGACCTCTTCACAGGTACAAGGCCAAGCAGACGCGCCTAGCCTTGACGTAACAATCAACTACAACGCAGCTGACGCAGACGAACTGCACAAGCTGGTTGGCAAAGCTGTAACTTTCCGCTTCATGATGACCGACACTGCTTGTACTCAAGACGAAGCAGCTGCCGCTACTCTAGCGAAAGCTAACACCATGTTCTATTTCAACGGTAAAGTTGAAGCGGTTCTGGTAAACCCAAGCTTGACAGACGCAACTACTGCAACTGTTACCTTGTCAACACAGTCTGACTTTATTGGCCCTGCAACTGTTGCAGCAAGCTAAGTAAGTTAAGGGGGTCTCTTAATTGAGACCTCCGACTCTATCCCTGAAAGAAGCATTAGCATGGATAAACCATTCAGCAAAGCCTTCGTCATGAGAACTACTTTTCGCCACATGAGACGAAGCATTGATATTAGCATAAGAAAATCGTTTGAGCGTTTTAAAGACTTTGACAACAACACCGAAACAGGTAAAGAAATTATGGAAACCCTGTCTGTGTTGCACACTTGTCGTAAAATGTTAGACGACTTTCAAGAAGCAAATCCCAGTTTATTTAAAGAAACAGATAAGTTAAATTAAGGAAAATACCCTATGAAACATTTAGTTGGCAAGACCGTTACACAAAAAGTTCCCTTCATGGAAAATGAAGTGGAAATCCGCAAGCTTTCAGTTAAAGAAGTCCTATCGATTCAAGAAATGGTTAAGAAAGCAGCCAAAGTAAAGAATCCTTCAGATGACCACCAACTTGACTTACTCCGTGAGATTCTCCGGATGGCTGTCGTTGGCGCGGCTGAAATGACTAATGAAGAATTTGATACTTTCCCTTTAGGAGAGTTGACTACAGTATCAGAAACAGTAATGTCCTTCTCTGGTCTTACTGACCCTACAGCGGGAAACTAACCCCCACTGAAGAAACTATGTTTGAGATTGCTCATATGTTACACATGCCAGTATACAAACTGGAAAATGAAATGTCTTACACAGAGCTTCTTAAGTGGATTACGTACTTTAAGAAAAGACCACAAGGTTGGCAGGATGACCAAAGAACCTATATGTTGCTTGCAGCACAAGGTGTTAAAGGGAAGCCTGAAAGTTTATTTCCCTCTATAGCTGCTATGAAGAAACAGTCTGAAGCAGATAACGCACAAGCACAACCCAAAGGGCTTATTCTTTCTATGATGAAGAATGCCAGAGGTGGTGACGATTCAAACTGGAACTTTAACGACTTGGAGAAATAAATGACAGTCAGTGTATCACTAAAAGTAGTAGGCTTCGAGAAAGAAATGCGAAGAGTACGCCGCGAAGCTGAAAAGTTAGCTAACAGAGATATAGCCGCTAAGGTTGATTTAGCAACTAAAACTTTAAGAGAAGTAACCCCTGTAGACACAGGTAAAGCCCGTAGTGGCTGGAATACTTATACAGTAAAAGAAATGGATGGCACTAACGGTGCTGTTATTGAAAACAAGGTTCCTTATATTGGCAAGCTTAATAAAGGCCACAGCCAACAGGCACCTAAATACTTTATCGAACAAGTACTATCTACTGTCGGTGTTATAACTGATGAAATAGACTAATCACTGCCCCTGATGGCTCTCTTATATGGAGAACGTTAGGGGCATTTTTATTAAAGGAGTATGCCATGAGTGGCGTGGAAATTCGAGTACGCAGTAATAGTGCTCAAGCAAGAAATGACCTGAACAAACTTAACAAGAGTATGAACAGTATTGACAGCCGTGTTAAGAACATTAGCAGGTCTTTTATCGGACTAGCAGGTAGTGTTGGTGCTGCTTTTGGTATTAGAGGTGTTACGCGCTCTATTAATGGCGCAACTGACTCTCTAACTAACATGGG